ATACGTCGCAGAAACGGCTGGAAGCGGCCAACAAAGCGGCGTCTGTCGGACATGGCGTCATTATCCAGCATGGAACACAATTAGGTATTGCGGTAGATAAACCAGGTGTCATGCGTCAGATTTTCGGCGAGGGACGCACGATTATGTCATCGTTCAACGGGTCTTTCTCGTCACTCGACGACCGGGCACGTTCTGTCGAAATCACATATAACGATAAGGACAATGACTATAAGAATACCGAATTTTTCATTCGTTCGGCCCGCTACGCGCAAGATGTAGAATTGCAGGATAATACTGCACAGCTTACGTTGTTTGGCGTAGCCAGACGCTCTCAGGCTTATCGGGAAGGCATGTATTTATTAGCAACGAACGAACGGCAGTTAGAAACGGTTACGTTTTCCGCTGACATTAATGCTATTGTCTGTGAATATGGCGATATCATCGGTATCAGCCATAGTGTGGCCCGTATCGGACTGGCATCTGGTAGAATCGTGGCTGTAGATGGAAACACAATTACCCTGGATAAGGAAATTACATTGACGGCTAATGAGGCGTACGGGATTAAGATACAGCTGTCGAAAAACGATCAGATCGTAACACGGGATGTTAAAACGGTATCTGCCGATACAACAACGAAAACGATTACCGTTACAGAGGTGTTCGATGTCGATGCAACGCCAGTACAGTATGACTGCTATGCTCTGGGCGTCGTTGATAAAATCGTACAGCCGTTCCGCATCACAAAGGTAGAGCAGGATGGAGATGAAAAAGTATCGCTTACCTGTGTGCAATATGACGAAGCAATTTATGACGTGGATTATAGCCGGTATCCAGTAATCGATTATACGGCGCAGGACCCATTGCGGGCGCCGATTAATTTACAGCTCGTTGAGCAGGCCCAGCAGAATTATGCAGGCGTAAAAACTTGTAACATCGTAGCAAGCTG